ATATGACAATGTACGCAAATTTTAGTAGTTTTGAAGGTAATTTGACTAGTCGAAATAATAATCCCATAAGTAACCTTATAGGTATTCTTATAATAAATATTAAAATACATCCTTATAGGTATCCTTATAGGATAAAACTTGTAGTATATATTAAAATACATCCTTATAGGTATCCTTATAGGATAAAACTTGTAGTATATATTAAAATACATCCTTATAGGTATCCTTATAGGATAAAACTTGTAGTATATATTAAAATATATTCTTATAGTTAACCTATAGGTATCCTTATAGGTATTGTTATGTTATAATTATACATCTATTTTTATTGTTATATCAATACTTTACCTCATACAGAAAATAGTACTTGACAAATCTGTTAAAAGTTGTATAATAGTAGTAAGATGATAATAAAAGCAGATGTCTTCATCCTAACAAAACTATGAGACAGGCTCAGATATCATCGATTGGTGGGGAAGAATCAAAAGCGCAAGAAGCTTTCTTAGGTTGATATGGGTGGATTAACCAACCATAAAGCCATAAGAGACTTCCCAGACGCTTCCTAGGTTAGAGGGTAATTCCGGCCCTCCCTTCCCCACCACCCCTTTTTCAGGAGTTGTTATGTCAGCTAATAGAGAATTTTCATCTACTCAGATTGATAAAGTTATATCTACATTACCAGAAGTAACACAAAAGAAAATTCTTAAAGTAAAAAAACCAAAGAAGTATGATGTGGCAAGTCTTTGGACTATGTTAAACAGAACTGCTGGTTCTAAAACAGCCTTAGTTATAATGGATATGTTGATAGGAGTAGCTCCTGCTCTAAAAGATGGTGGAAAAATTAAGAAAAAACCTGCTAGGAAAAGTAAAATTGCTAAAGTCATGAAGTCAAGGAAAAGGAAGAAGAAATAAAATATCATTGTTCAGTCTATGATGAACCAGAAAAGAGATTTAAAGATGGTTGTAAAGTTTCTTCAAGATTAGGATTAGATACTGACTACTTCCCCGGTGATCCAAAACTTATCGTATACACAGAAGATACATTAGAAATACTATTTTGGAAACCTTTCAAGTGTAAGGATGGAACACTAAGACCTCTAGGAATTGAAGAATGTACGTTTATATGGAACATAGAATTAAATAAATATGAGGGTGAGTGTACATATTGTGGTAAATGTTGTGAAGGTTGTAAATATCTCAGAGAAGGTCCACCCCAGATATGAAATGTAAGTGTGAAAATTGTTTTATAGAAGATTGTGACTGCAATTGTGATTTCTGTAATGATGAGCAATGTAAATGTAATTGCCATTTTACCAGAAAGAGTTAATAAGTGAATAGTTTACAAAAAAGAGACTTTACTAAAAAGCAAATAACTTTTCTTGACACCTTAATTGAAAATGGAGGAAGAGTAAAGGAAGCTATGGAAGTAGCAGGATACCATCCCGGTTCGAGAGGCAACCTTATCAACTCTGTGAAAGATGAGATCATTGAAAGAACTCGTCAGCATCTTGCATCTTCTTCCGTGCAAGCAGCCAGCAGACTGATTGAAGGACTAGATGCTGATGGCACCATACCTAGTTCACAGATGGAAGTAAGGATACGTTCTGCAAATGATATCCTAGATAGAACAGGTGTGAGTAAACGACAAGAGATCGCAACAGAGTCTAGAGTTTTACATGGCATTGTACTTCTACCTGCCAAGAAAGAACAACAGGACATATGGCCAGACCAAAACTAGAACCGGGAGAGAAAGGTAATTACAATGTTTCTCGTAAGGAAAAAGCAAAGAGAAGTCTGAAGAGAAGAATAACTAATCAGGAAAAAACACGTAAAAGTTTACACACAAGAGCTAGGAATAGGACAACTAATAAGAAAGAAGCAGAGAAAGCTCTAGAAGTACTAGAACATGGGGGTTTGTTAAAAGGAGAAACTCTAGCTAATCTACCCAGAACTGTACAGGAAGCAGTTAAAGATGGTTCTGAAATTGCATTTAAACCTAATGATGGACCACAAACAGAGTTCCTAGCTTCTCCTGAAAAGGAAGTACTATATGGAGGTGCAGCAGGTGGAGGTAAGTCTTATGCAATGTTAATGGACTTACTAAGATATGCAGATAATGGAAATCATCGTGCATTACTCCTCAGAAGAACACTAGCAGAACTAACAGAACTTATTGATAAAAGTAAACAGATTTATCCAAAGGCTTTTCCAAAAGCTAGATTCAAGGAGTCAACAAAGACATGGGAATTTCCAAGTGGAGCTAAGGCTCTCTTCAGTTATGTAGATAAAGATGATGATGTTTATCGTTATCAAGGTCAGTCATTTACATGGATTGGAATTGATGAGCTTGGTCATTATCCTACACCATATGTTTGGAATTATTTAAGATCAAGACTAAGAACAACCGATCCTAAGATACAGACATACATGAGAGCTTCCTCAAATCCCGGAGGGGCTGGGGGTTGGTGGGTCAAGAAGATGTTTGTTGATCCTGAACCTCCCACAAATCCTTTTTGGGCCACAGACATTGAGACAGGTAAAACACTCACATACGGATCAACACATGAAAAAGCAAATCAACCTCTGTTCCAAAGAAAGTTCATACCTGCCAGACTAACAGACAACCCACATCTAACACAAGATGGTGAGTATGAAACAATGCTCCTATCTCTACCAGAAGTAGAACGGAAGAGACTTCTATCTGGTGATTGGGACGTAGCAGAAGGAGCAGCCTTCAGAGAGTTCAGCAGAGAACTTCATGTTATCGATCCGGTGGAAGTTCCTTATAACTGGGTCAGAGTAAGAGCTTGCGATTATGGATATTCCGCCCCTTCTTGTGTTCTTTGGGGAGCTATAGATTGGGATGATAATATCTGGATATACAGAGAACTTTATATCAAAGGACACACGGGAGAACAGTTGGCAGATCTTATCTTACAGATGGAAGCAGACGATCCTAATATGTATATTGGTATTTTAGATAGGTCATGTTGGAATAAAACAGGACATGGATTAAGTGTAGCAGAGAGTATGATACGAAAAGGAGTACGATGGATTCCATCAAACTCCGATAGAGTAAATGGAAAGATAGAAGTACACAGAAGATTACAGACAGATGCATATGGTAATCCCAGACTGAGGATGTTTAATACCTGTACCAATCTTGTCAGAACACTTCCCACTCTCCCTCTTTCAAAAACAAATAGCGAAGATGTAGACACACGCACAGAAGACCATGCATATGATGCATTAAGGTATATGGTAATGAACAGACAGACATCAGCTTCTCTTCATAATTTCAAGTTCCATACCGATTCTGCACCTGCAATGGAAGACTCTGTCTTTGGATATTAGGAGAAATTAATGGCTGCTGTTACAGGAACTATCGCAATAGCTCTTATTATTATTAGAGGAACTTCTTATGCTATGAGCTTAGCAAGAGCTCAGAGATTAGTAGCTACTGGAGGTTCTATTGTATCTGTTATAAATAAGGTTAAAGGAACTAAACCTAATTTACGTTTATTTAGAAAAAAGGATGGATCACCCACACAAGCAGCTATGAAAGGAAGTAATCATTCAGCCGTAACAAATTCTTCTGAAGCAACCGCTTTCTTTGCAAGAGTAGCAACAGGAAGGGGGGGTCTTACTAATACTCAAATAGATATTATGCAACAATATGCAAGAGGTATATATAATAATCCTATTGCAAGAAAAGCATTAATAGCATCAGGAATGTCTGCTGCTGCTGTTGGTCTTATTTTAAAAGATATTGATAATACCGTAGAAAAACTTAATCAATATCCTGTAGAACCTATGGCTATGAGAGATTCTATATATCAACAAGTTCCATCAAGAGATATGCGTCAAGATATGCCCACACGAGAAGAATGGGAGCAATCACTACAAGATAGAAATCGTTACGTACCCACTGAAAGAACTGCAAAATCTTCCATATATCAACAAGTTCCACAAAGAGATTTACGTCAACAAGTACTAACAGAGGGTGATAGGACTCGTTTCAGACCTAGTGATGAAGTTAGAACTGCAAGACCTTCCATATATCAACAAGTTCGACAAGGAATTCCAAGTCAAGAAGTAGTAAGAGATACGGATAGGACTCGTTTCAGACCTAGTAATCTTGACGACTATCCTGAAGAACCTGTTACTAGTAGACCTTCTATGTTTCGAGATGCTCGGGGAAACTTACGTCAAGAAGTACCAATAGAGGGTGATAGGACTCGTTTCAGACCTACTGCTACCGATGACTATGGTTATCCTGATCAACCTCTTCCATCTAATATATATAAAGATGTTCGATCCAATCAACCTAGGCAAACTATGTTAACATTTGAACAATGGAAGAAAGCTAAAGAAGGTAGAAAGTATAGTAGAATTAGTGATGAATTTAGGAGATTGGCTGATCCATATGCGATATATAAATCTATGTATCTTGAAGATTACCCAGAAGAACCAGCAGGAGTTATTCCTGATGAAGTTTCTAAAGTAGATCCTATACCTGAAAAAATTAAAAGAACCCCCCTTTTTCCAATATCTAGATCTAAAAAAGAAAAACCGAGAACAACTAATGGTTCTCCTTCTATGGCAGCAAAGTATCCAAAAGCCGCTCTTACTAATGACGAAATAGCTAACCAATTTGATTTACTAGCTAAACTACGAAGAGATGAAATACAAAAAACAGGCGATCTAACTGTAGTATGGCACGGAAAGGAATATGGTGGAGGTAGAAAGTCAGAAGGTGATTCAAGAAAACTACTAGAAGATATTAACGAATATAATAAAGGTAGACCTAGACCTGAAGACCCCGTTATGGGATTTGTTAAAAATGTAGCAGAGAATATTTCTTCTGCTGCTAAAAAGTTTTCTGAAGGAGTAAACAAGAAGGGAGGTGGTCGAGTATCTAACCGCCCTAAGTCTTATCAAACTATAAAAATTACGAAACAGTATGCTAATGGCGGTTCTATTCGTAAACCTAAAAGAATTAAATAAAGGAGAAATTAATGCCCTATATGAAACCCTATACTGCTAAAGACTTTGAAGGTATGGCTGAAAAGCAAGGTCAGATGAGTCCCGTACCTGATGGTAAGCTTTATCGTGAAGCAATGGAAAAAGATATCATGGGTCCGACTGATGTAAATTTTAAACAGTCTGCCGATGTTCCATCTGAATCTGGTAAGAAGATGATGACTGCTAATTTCATGAAAGAAGATAACTCAATTTATGGCTGAAGAAGAAACTCCTGAAGTTGTAGAGGTAGAAGCAGAAGAACTTCCCGGACTTGTAGGATTTATCAAGAGTAAGTTTCTTGATGCTGAGACTGGTCGTCTTTCAGATGAAAGGCGTTGGTTATCTGCATATAAAAACTATAGAGGTATCACTGATACTTCTTCTACCTATAGGTCTTCTGAAAAGTCTAAAGTATTTGTAAGAATTACTAAGGTAAAAGTTCTTGCAGCCTTTGGACAAATCTCTGATATTCTATTTGCTAATAATAAATTCCCTATCACAGTTTCAAATACACCTGTTCCAGAAGGGATAGCTGAGTTTGCTCATCTGGCAACTCCAGAAGAACAGATGATTATGAAACAGGCAGGAGATGTGCCTCTCTCACAACTTGATAATTTCTTAGGTGGATTAAAAGAAAAATATGCAAAGGCTCCTAATCTGAAAGAAGGGCCAAGTGTTATTCCTAATTCTCCACAGATTGAGCCAGCCGCTATTGCTGCTCGTAACATGGAGAAGCAAATACATGATCAATTAATTAATACAAATGCTACGAATGTTCTTCGTCATGCAATCTTCGAGTCATCTCTTCTAGGTACAGGTATTATTAAAGGGCCGTTTAACTATGAGAAGATTGTAAATAACTGGCAGATAATAGAAGATGAGAAGGTATTTGATCCTTATACTAAACTTATTCCTAAGATTGAGGCTGTATCTTGTTGGAATTTCTATCCTGATCCTTCAGCTACGAATATTGAAGATGCTGAATATATAATACAAAGGCATCGTTATAACAGAGAACAACTCAGAGATCTTTCTTCTCGTCCATTCTTTGATGAAGAAGCTATTGAAATGGCTCTTGAGCATGGTCCTCAGTATGAGGAAAGATATTTTGAAAACACTATCTATTCAGAAGATGAAGACCCACTTTATTCAGAGAATAGATACGAAGTGTTTGAATATTGGGGTACACTAGATCTATACCTCGCTCATGAGATTGGTCTTGATCTTCCAGATAGTGTTTCTAATCTAGATTCTGTACAGATTAATGCATGGATTGTTAACGATAAGATTATTCGTTGTGTACTAAATCCCTTTATGCCAGCACGAATACCTTATCATGCTTTTCCATATGAACTTAATCCATATCAATTCTTTGGTGTGGGTGTGGCAGAGAACATGGATGATGCACAGCTTCTCATGAATGGTCACATGAGAATGGCTATTGATAATCTAGCTCTTGCTGGTAACATGGTATTTGATATTGATGAAACACAACTTGTACCCGGACAGAATATGGAAGTATATCCGGGTAAAATATTCAGACGACAATCTGGTGTTACTGGTACAGCCGTTAACGGTCTTAAATTCCCCAACACGGCCCCTGAAAATCTACAGATGTATCAGGCTGCACGACAACTTGCAGATGAAGAAACAGGTATCCCTTCTATTTCTCATGGACAGACAGGAGTAACAGGAACTGGTCGTACTGCTGCTGGTCTATCCATGATCATGGGATCAGCAGGGCTGTCTATTAAGACTGTTGTGAAGAACATAGATGATTTTCTCTTACGACCTTTAGGGGAATCTTTCTTTCAATGGAACATGCAATTTAATGATGACAATGCTGAGATCATAGGTGATCTAGAGATTAAACCTAAAGGTGTTGCATCAGTAATGCAGAAGGAAGTTAGAACTCAGAGATTAATAACCTTACTACAAACTATTGCTAATCCTATGCTTGCTCCCTTTATCAAGATTCCTAATCTTGTGAGAGAACTAGCAATTTCTCAAGACATTGATCCTGACCAGCTTGTTAATAATACTGATGAAGCAGCAATCTTTGCAGATATTCTAAGAGGTTTAAATGAATCCCAAAATAGCGCGGAAGCTACACCCTTTAGTAAACAACCCGGACCTATGGGAGCCAATGGAAGCGTACCTGTTGGAGCAAATCCAATGGACCCATCAGGCGTTGGGGGTGGAAATATCGGAGTTGGAGTTCCGCCGATTGCAGGGGAAGCTGGCTTTACTGGAAACGATCAAGAACCTCAAGAACGTGGTTAAATCTACCCTATCAAATAATGATATATTAAG